GTGTCGGGGCTTATCAAGGATACGGTAGAGCAAGGGATGAGCGAATCACAGGCGACGGCGTACATCAGTAATAAGATCACAGATTTCGCGCGAGCCCGTGCGAAGGCGATCGCAATTACCGAGGCCACACGTGAGCATCTTTTCTTTGTCTTCGTTCTCGAGGTCATCTTCGTTCAGTATCACGCCGAGAATCTCCCAGAAGCGATCCAGGAGGCTGATATATTGCGTTGTGTCTATTTTCTGCTGTTCTGCCATTTCATCACCACGCCGTGTATTCGGATTTTGTGCCTGTGTAGAGGCCATAACGCATCGCGTCCATCAAGTGATCCTGGAATTTTACCGGTTCGTCGAGCACGCGCCCGTCTTTGTCTTCCCGCCATTTGTACGATTGCAATTCTTTAATCAGGTTTGAACTCTCCGAGTAGACGCGGAGCTTGCGGCTCTTTGCAAAGTCGATCCCTTTGAGCACGTCTTTCTTGGCCGGCATCGCGGTTAAACCCGCCGCCCTCAGCTCTTGGATACGGTTTGGTTCGGCGCTGTCGCAATAGATGCGGCCCAATACGTTGAGTTGCTTTATCTTGTCGATCAGTTCCGAATTTGTGAGGTGTGTCTGATAGATTAGTTCCCGCAGGTATATCTCGCCGTCGTACTCGCGTATCTCCACGAGCGCCGTCGGGTTGTTGAACCCGAAGTCGAGCCCGTATGTAACCGTTCCGGCTTTCGGCATCTCGTTTGTGAGCCGCCAGTTAGTGTAGATCAAACCCTTTGGGGATCCCCATTCGCCCAGCGCGTAGATTTGGTAATACGTCGGGTCTTGGTCTTTGAGCCCTTCAATCACTTGCTTGTAGTCGTCTCCGAGGAATCGGTTGTCTTTGTACGTTGTCTTGAGGATCGAGGCGTTCTCGACGTGTTGATCGAAGAACCGCTTCTTGAGCCAGCTATACTCGGACACGGGGTTAAACGATAAGATGATTTGGTTCGGATAGTTAGATCGGGTTCGGAGCCGAAGGTCGAGCTGCATAAAATCTTCCGGCGTTATCTCGCTCGCCTCTTCTATCCAGATGTCCGTTATGCCGGTGATGGATTTGAGCTTCTCGACGTCATCGAGACCGGTGAAGAGTATCTGATTCTCGGAGATGCCGCGCACTTGTAGCGTGATGTCAAGCTCCGTCTTGTCAATCTTGAACAGCGGGTTCAGCTTCCATCCGCTTATAACGCTTCGCAAAAGATCGTACGTGCTGTGTCGATTGGTTCGCGCGACCTTGCGTACGACGAGGTATCGGTGTCCGCGTTCTTTGAGTGTTCGGTAGATGATCTTTTGCGCGACAAAGTGGCTCTTGCCAGACCCGGCCCCACCGTAGTAGATTTCGTAGCGTGCCCGGTTTGCGAGAATTGGAAGGTAGACGGGATTGATCCATTGCTCGACTTTGCCGAAGTTAACTATTGCGTCAGGACGTCTGTTCTTTGTCGGTGCTGTCTTCGTCATAGTCTTCAAACGTTGCTTCTATTATAATCTGCCCCTCAACGCCGATGTCTCGTTTGTCTCGCCATTTTCCTGGTTGCCGATTCTTTAGCCAGAATATCTGCGCGGTTGTGTCGCCGTCTAATGCCTTCGTATAGAGCGCTTTCTCAACGCGTGCGTCTGCTGTTTCTTTGCTTGTTTTTAGGGCTTCCGCAAATTCCGCGTGTTTGTTCTTCCAAACGTTGAACGCCGTATGTCCAACGCCTAATTTTCGCGCGATCTCTTCCTCCGTGAGACCGTCCCGAGCCCACATTTCAACGGCGGGAATCATCCCCGGATCGTATTTTGATTTTCTCCCTGCGGGCACGGTATCACCTCCATCGCCCATAAAATTCCGCAACAAAAAAGGGCCCGGAGGCCCTTCTTCATATTTCATCCGCGGTATTATCATACCTGCGGCTATTATATCGATAATACCACAATTATGTTTTTTTGTCAAGTGGTATCGTTTTTATCGCCTCGATCATCCGGTCGAACAGAGTGACCGGGTACATCTTAGCGTTTCCGATCGTCTGCACGGGCTGGAGGTCTAAATATTTGAGTGTCTCAAGAAGCACGGGACGTGGTATCCCGTGCTGTTTTGCGTAATCCGTAGCGGTTATGAGTGTGTTATTCATCATCTTCTTCCTCACTGTCTTCTTCGCCTTGGGTGAACTCGCCGATGTGCTCTGCTTTTATTTCTTCTTTGGTTTTTGATCTTGCGTATTCGTATGAATCGTCGATCACAAGGTCTTCACCGCTCGCTTTTTCCCACAGCAACCAACTATTTGAATCTAAAACATCATCAACTGTTAAATCTTCGTCGTAACATACGGGGTAGCAATCGCCCCAGCCAATCCCAAGGGATTCAACGTACTTTATCGGCAAGCCTTCTAAAAATTCCATTGGCAACTCAGTAACCCAGAGGTGTGATAAAATGGCTTTCTCTACGTTTGATTTTGGCGATGCTACAAGCGTTACTGATTCCAACTTCCCGCTTTCATAACTACCTTTGTAAACATTTCCATCCTTATCTCCGAGATACTCTACGTATTCATCGTTCACCAAGTACATATATTTCTTCCCGTTCAGCTCTACCGTTCCGTACTCGTTCTCGTTTTCCATTGTGATTCCTCCTTAGTTTTATTTTTTTCCTTTCTACCTATTCACGTTTTCAAAGACCCTCATCAACCTCTTACATACATAGTATAATCGATTCTCACGCATATCGCAACACGCTATCTTTGCGAATACAAATGTTTATCCTTGATTGTTCTTGATTATCACATTGAACCCAAAGTATACTTAGATAAACTCGTATTTTCGCCGTTTTTCGTGCTATTCCGTTATTTTGGCAACAAAAGAGGCGCTTTCGCGCCTCTTTATCCTATTCGAAGAACTAACCGATTTGGGAAGTGTCGAACCGGTATAGCGCCAAGCAGTTACCCGTGAATACATTGTACCATTATTTATCTGTCATCGCTTCCTCATTTATTATCCCCGTTAGCCTCTCCAAACAGAACCGCTTCATCTTGTACAGCTTACTCGTCGAGCAGTCGAACAACACTGCCAGACGCCGCACCGGCAGCGTCCTAAACTTCATCCGGCCCCACTCGTACTCCAGCCACGCGCTCATGGTATTCGCGGGCTCGAAGTCGTGGTTGATATAGCAGTGGAACAGGATCGTGCGGCACTCTCGCGGGAGCTGATTGTACCAGCGATCGAAGAACTTGATAAACAAACCCGCGCGCACCTGATCGTTCAGGCACGCGAGCTCGTTCGGGTGCCCGCTCAGGTGCCAGTCGATTTCGCCGGAAGGCAGAATCACGAGATGCACGCGGCAGCCGAGATAACGTTGCACGTTTGCCTTGTAACTCTGCAACATCCGCACAACGTCCGCATTGGATACGCGGCTATTTTTGAGAGTGATATCGCGCATTAATAAGCTTTTTGAGAAGACGAACCCTGGACTCTGCGATAAGATCGGCCTTCCGTTTGCCGATCATCGCTTCAAGTTCGGATATGCGTGCTACAACTTTTTCGAGTTCTGATATACTTGCTATATCGCTTTGTATTGCGTATGATTTGCAGAACTTGAGCCTCGACGCGATCCGCATAATCGCTTCGAGGTCTCTTTTTGTGTTATAGAGGTCAAGTTCTAACGTTTGATAGTTTGCAAACACGTTTAGAAATTCCTGTTCATCCATAGCGCTAAGCATTTGAACCCCTCCAGGCCATATAGGTTATCGGGAACGCGCCGGCGAATTCCAACTCCATCCGCTTGGCGATGTCCCGTATCTCTTGCTCCGCACGATTGCTTAACCGCTCATCCAAAAAGTGCATCAGTTCCCGGAGATTCACAAGCCAGTAGAACTCGGTAAGGATGCTCATCGGCAGGATTCGCCGCGCAATCTCGCGGGGAATCTTTAGCTCGTCGGTTTGAAACGCGTAATCCCGTAGCGCATAATCAATATGCGTTTGTTCGTAGCCCGCCGGAAGTTTGTCGAGGTCGGCGCTCTCACTCTCGATTGGATCCACACGCCGCGTGGAACGGGTGATCCGCGACGCGTGCCGGTATTGTAAGAATTGCGAGTGACAGAGCCGCGAGCAACGGATATAGAACCACATGCTCGCAAACTCGAACGGTGTGCCCTCTTTATTCGCGATTAAACCGTTTATGATCGGCTCGACGCGTTCGCTCTCGACGTGCTTGGCCCCATAACTGATTCGAGCCGCCAACGCGATTGATCCGTCGGATCCGTAGCGGTTGATCACCTTCACAATGTTTCGTTCGCTCATTTTATACCCTCCCCAGCATCGTATCCAATATGTACCGCGACCACGATTCGAGCGGCATCTTATCGAGCTCCTCGATCGTGTGCCAACGCCACTCCGGTATCTCGTCCGATGGTTTGAGTTCGCCTGCCCACTTCGTGCAAAACGACGCCACGCCAAGATGAACGCGATCAACAGCGGTTTCGTGCAGCATAATGCTGATTAGGTATTGGAGATGTACCGGTGTTACGCCAATCTCTTCGAACATCTCGCGCCGTCTCGCGTTGTCTACCGCAGGCCAGCCGTATCCGTCGTTCTCTTCCACGTGCCCGCCGATCCCGATGGTGAGTTGATCGTGCAACCGGCCTTCGCTGCTCGTCTTCTGCCGTTTGTAAGCAAGTATCTTGCCGTTGTCGCCTCTCGTGCGGTCGAACAGCACCGTATATGGTATCAGTTGCCGGTACGCGTAGTTCGTCTCGACAATGCTCCGTTCGAGGTAGACACCGCGGGCGTTTACGTATTCCACCACGTCATCGATGTCGCTGATTGCCGGAACGCATAGTATCTTCGCCATCTCACACCTCCGTGGATCGGATCGGCATTATGTAATGCGAGGCGTTGCCATCTTCCAATCGCATAATATCCGCGGGCGTGCCAAGCTGTATCGTCAGGTCGCCACCTTTAACGTGTTGCGCGGATTCCAGGAAGTAGTCTGGGTTATATGCGATTTTCAACGCCGGCCCTTCAAACGCGCACGGGACGGATACGTTCATTGCGCCTTTGCCGGTAGAACGCGCGGTGAACACGAGTTCTTTGTTTGCTACACTCATCAATACGCTTTCTTTCGCCTCCGCGGTAACCACACGGGCAAACTTGATCGTCTTGATCAGCGCATCACGGTCTACGGTTACAGTTGTTTTGTGCGTTGCGCCAATCGCACGCCGATAGTCGGGATATTGAAGATCGAGCTTGCGAATGATAACTTTGTTTTCCGGTGATTCGATTCCGAGTGTAGTAATGTGATTGTATAGCTTTACTCGCGCCGGATAGCGCTTCAGGAATGAGAGGAATATTTTCGCCCCGCCGAGTGGTATCGTGAACGCATCGATGTCCGGGATTGGTTGCGCGGTGTCGATTGTCGCAAGCCTGAACCCGTCCGCCGTGACGAACCGGAGATGGCCATCAACGCTTTCGAAGTGTAGCCCGTTCAACGCGCGCATCATTGGATCGGCGGCTATCGCATAGATAACGCGGTCAATCTCGCT